GCTGGCGTGACAATGCAACGTGGTTCAAGGGGGCAGACTTTGAAGGTGTTGGGATATGCGGTATAAAAATCGCACATAGCAGCAGTTTACAAAGCCTTACGGATTTATACGACAAAGGACAAAGTAACTGGTCGCGTGTGAAAGTAGGTTCTACCTTTGCATGCCCTTACCGGCTTTCTGATTTCATAGGCTACAAGCATGCTGCGACTGCGCCTTTCAAAAGGCCTTTTGTCACAAGCAAGACAAGTGAAAATGGCAGCGTATTCGCAACGATGATGATAAAAAGTCTCGGTACGGAAAACGAACTGACGCTGCAGGAATTCGGTAAATTGTCGGAGGCTTATTTCGGGCTTGTACTGAAAAATGCTGCCGGACAGATTGCTTATTTCAAAACTTCTGACAAACCGCTGAAAGATGGGGGGACAAGCGTGGAAATGCAGGGTATGATTTTCGCAACGGGCAGCTATAAAGCCTATATTTTCCTTTGTTCCAGGGCGCTTGCATTCAACATACCTCCAGTGCAAGCTACTATCTACTACACGATACATGACTTTAAATCATCTGCTGTCGAAATCGTTTCTGATGCACAGCACATAAATGACTACTTTACGATTAAAGCGCGTGAGGACATCAGAGGACGTGTTATCGTAGAGGTAGAGATAAAGGACAACTATGTGCGTACTTCAAACAACAAGGACTTCTATATAAGACTGAGGTTCACGTCAAGCGAAATCGGCTCACCGCTGTTGGCAGGAGAGCAGGCGTTCACCTTTACTGATATCGAAGCTGGAACAAAATACACACATATCTTTAGCGGGCTGAAGGCTGAACAGCGCTACAAGATTGAATACACGTTCATGACCGTAACGCAGGAAATCTATATTATAGAATTAAACCCTTTTATTAATCAATAAAATAGACAATTATGGAAGTAAAAGTAAAAGCAATCGCAGGTTTCAAGGCGAGTGTTGAAGCAGTAGGCGCAAGCACAACAATCAAGGCTGTCGTTTCGGTTGAAAACGACAAGTATGCAAACATCGAAAACGGAAGTGTAAGCAGCAACGAGGGTAACAAGGAAATGCTCGCTACATTTGCGCATTTCGGAGGTATCAACATCAGCTATCTGACTACCGATGAAGATGAAATCATCAGCGTGGTCACCGACGTTGCAAAGTTCGTTAAGTACTGCAAGGCAAATGCATCGAAGCTCGGCACTGTCAGCGCAACAGAAGCAAAAGAAAAGTAAATAACAAAGTAATTTAGTAAGAATTAAAGTAAATATGAAAGTAAAAACGATCAAAGCAGTTGAAGCCTACAGAGCGCTGAAGACGTTGAAAGTAAGCAGCATGAGCGATGAAGCTATGTTTGCGGTGTGGAAGAACCTTAAAGCTTTGCGCCCTGTTTCGGAGGCTTATGATAAAGATATCGAGGAGGTGCGCGTAACACTTCAGGACGAAGAGTTTGAGAAGATGCAGCAGCGTGTGAAAGAGGCGCAGGAACTTGAGCGTAAAGTCAAGGAAGATGACCGCGATATGACCGAGGCCGAAAAACGCGAAATCGCAGAAATCAACGTGTGGTTTGCAGCGTGGAACAAGAAAGGCGAGGAGTATTTCAAGTCGTTATCAGAAAAAGTGGTCGAAGTAGACATCGACCCGCTCGACGCTGCAGAACTCCTCAAAGCGTACAAAGGTTCGGATAGAACGTTCGAAGATGCAGAAAAACTTGATTGGCTAACAAAGTAGTATATAGCCAATTAAATAATCTCCCGGGGAGTGAAAAAAGAAGCCCCCGGCCTGTTAATAGTCATCTCACCTACATATTAACCAAAACACTCAGAGTGCGCGACCGGGGGCAAATGCCCTTGTCCGCACTCTGAGTTATTTTTAATGTAAGTGAGATGATGCAAAGATACAAAAAAATATGATTATGAAGATAATAGACATCTTGAAATTTAACAGGGAATTGATAAAAAGGCTTCGCGCGGCCGGTATACGTCTGAAAGATGAGCGATATATAGACCTTTACAATGATTATACAGAACTACGTCTGCACGGTGAGAAAGTATCCTATATCGTGTTAGTATTGTCAACTCGCTACGCCGTGAGTGAGCGTACTGTCTACAGCCTCGTCAAACGCTTTAATAGCGAGTGTAATTTGTTTGCAGTATGATTGTAGATGAAAATTCTTTCTCTTTGAGCGATATGCCGACCTTTGCAAGCCACTAAAAAACAAAAATGATGAAGAAACAATATCTTTCAGCACCGCTTCCATTTCAGGGACAGAAGCGGATGTTCGCCAAAGAGTACATCAAGGTGCTCCAACAGTTTCCTGACGGTACAACTTTTGTAGACTTATTTGGAGGCAGTGGATTGCTGTCACATATTGCCAAGTATCAGAAACCGAATTCCACCGTAGTCTATAATGACTTCGACGGTTATAGGCTGCGATTGGAGCACATTCCACAGACCAACGCATTGCTCTCCAGGCTGCGCAGCATTCTGTGCGATTATCCAAGAAAGAAAGCCATTGCAGGCGCCATGCGTAGGAGCGTTCTTTCCTGCATACACGAGTATGAGCACACTTTCGGTTATATTGATTATATCACTCTGTCAGGCTCGCTCCTGTTTTCGATGAAATACGCCACCTGCTATGAAGAGTTGTCGAAAGAAACGTTATATAACAGAATAAAAGCCACCGATTACCCACTTGCCGATACCTACCTTGACGGCCTGACCGTTACCTCGTGTGATTATCGTCAGCTGTTCGAGCAGTACAAGAATATACCCGGCGTGGTGTTCCTCGTTGACCCTCCATATCTGAGCACAGACAGCAAAACATACAAAATGTACTGGAAACTGTCTGATTACCTTGATATACTAACCATCCTTGCTGGTCATCGTTTCATCTACTTCACTTCAAACAAATCCTCCATAACAGAGCTTTGTGAATGGATCGGCAAGAACAAGCTCATCGGTAACCCCTTTGAGAACTGCCACCGTAGGGAGTTCAAGGCTCATATGAACTATAACGCTTCTTATACGGATATCATGCTTTATAAAAATACTGTTCAAATACCATTCGAACGATGAACAAATATCACGAAATTTTGAAGCGGATCATAGCTTCAGGGAAGACACAACATAACCGAAAAGGCTGTATACGCTACCTGCTCAACGAGCAGCTGTCATTATCTCCAGTCGACCTGCTCGACATATTCGAGAGCCACAGCATAGCAAGAAAGAAATTGAAAAATGAACTACAGCTGTTCATGCAAGGTGAGCGGCAGGTGGAGCGATATCGTGAAGCAGGTATCAGCTGGTGGGACTATTGCGGAAGCGTACTGGTGAACAGTTATCCGACCTATTTTGAGAAACTGCCGCCATTGATTGCCAAGATAAACCGCGAGAAGCGTAACAGCAAGAATTATGTGCTTTTCCTCGGTGAAACAGGCGCAGAAAGCAACCAAGCCCCTTGTCTTAGCCTTGTGCAGTTCCAGGTAGATGCGGGCGAGTTGGTTTTGTCGGCCTATCAGCGAAGCAGTGATGCTAATTTAGGATTGCCTGCAGATATATACCACCTTTACCTCATGGCACGACAGATAGACCTACCACTAAAGAATATAACGTTGAGCCTCGGAAACGTGCACATATACGAGAATAATATAAACTGTACCAAGCGATTACTTGAAGGAGATGAGACGGTGAAGTTTGAACTCAATGTTTGAGTGCGTAAAGTCCCAATATATACTATACAAAGATAGTAATTTTCTGCGAGATATACAAATATTTGTAATAGAAAAACGCCTCAAAATAAAAGATTTTTTGAGGCGTTTCTTGCACGTGTGCGCTCGAAAAAAAACACATTTCGTTTTACACAAAATAATCACATTTCGTTTTACCAAAGCGGTACATTTCGTTTTGCCGGATTAAGGCTGCCCTTTTATGGGAGATATCTCTTCGTTTGGATTTGAGTTGCTGACTCATAAACCGAAGTCTGTTCTTATTACAATCAAGGCTGACACTCCCGAGCAAACTCGCGTTCGTGGGTTTCGCTATGATTTCCGCTT